ATTTGATGGTACATATGCAAACTCGTCTAAGAATATGATGTTGTAACTTCCACCCCTCACAGCACTCGCAGAGGTCGAGGAAGCGAGTATTTTAGACCCATTCTCTAGTTCCAAAGAACCTTTATTCCAAGACATAACTCCTTGTTGTAACCAATGAGGTAAGTGTTCATATGCAAGTTGGAGTCTACTTAACAAATCTCTTGCAGTTGCAGCTTTGTTAGCAAGTATAGCAATATTGACACTAGGGTTAAATAACGCATAGTGTAATAGATAAGAAATCATAACAGTAGATTTACCAGACTGTCTGGGTAGTTTACATATAGTAAAACGATTGCTGTGAAATGTACCAACCATATCTTTTTGAAAGGGGTACATCTTAAATGGTATCAGTCCTTCATCAAGTGATACAATCTTTACATAATTCTGTATGAAGTACAGAGGGTCTTCCATACATTTAGCATATTCTTGGAGTTGTTTCTTAGTCCAATTCTGTTGTACGTTTGCTCGTTTGAGATTAGGATTACCAAGATATGTAGCATCAGCCATCAGTCTTTCCTTTTAGCATTTTTTGGAGTTCAGCAGTTGAACCAACAAATAATGCGTTAGTAACATTCTTGGGTGCAGAATTAGGTACTTCTTTAAGTTTTCGCATTTTCTCTTGTAAGTCACCTAACTTCTCCGTTACCTCTGCTACTTGTTTAATAAGATTACCAGCAACTTCGTATGCTCTGGGGTGTTCTCCTTCTTTCGCAAGTTCTAAAATACCTTCAATCGCTTGAGAACCTTTTTCAACAAGACCATAAAAGTTTTCTCGTTGATATTTATAATCGTTCTCTATATCGTCTTCATTACTAGATGGTTTCGCAACAACTTTTTTAGTTGTTGCTTTTTTCAACTCCGTTTCCACAGGGTCTAGTAAACCTAGAGCTTGGTCTATTATATTATCTGAATTATTCATTATGGTTTATTTATGTCAGTACCAGTTTTTTCATCAAAGTTCTTTGCATCTTCAAAGAAAGAACTTGTTTCACTAAATCCAAAATCATCATCTGCATCAGCAGTTGCTGGATTTGGTGCAACTGTATATCTCTGTTCTCTTGTAGGTTCAACAGCTGGTAGATTTGCATATTGGTCAACTTGAACTGTTTTGATAATCTTAGATGAAGTAACTGGGCCATATAAGTAAAACTTGGTTGTAAATGCAAGTGTATAGATAATTGCTCTACGAGATGTAAAATCTCCAGCATAGTTGTCTTCGTACCCAACACTATTCAGAATAATAGGAACATCTCTTTTAATTCCCATATCTGCCATATCATTAAGTGTTAATGTGTAGTCTGGTTGAAAGTATGGAAGTATCTGTTCTACAATCTGTAACGCATCATCAGAATTTTTTGCCATTACAAATAATTCAATATCCATGTTATATGGAACAGGCATGAACTGTGTGTCCAATTTATTTGCATCAGTAGAAGAAGATTTTACTTTTTTAAATTTTTGCACACGATTTAATTTTCGAGTAGAGTCATAAGTCAATGCACCAATCTCAAAACCTAGTCTTGGTAAAGTTATTGCAGTTGCACTTGAAAGTGATGGGTCTGTATCTAAACGAGTTAGATATTTTTGTTTTGGGCCGTATGCAAGAGGTACTTTCATACTTTGTATTATTGCTCCAGTATTATTCTTACGAACAATTTGTATATTATTAAACATAGTTCCAAACGCAACAATTACGTTTCTCACAGTTTCATGGTAAAATTGTTGTCCTAACATTATATATTCTCCTTATTCATTATATGATTGTATAATTAAGTATTATAGTAGAATCGTTTGCTAATGCACCACCAGATAAGTTTGTTATACTTACTTTAAATGAACCAGCTACTACTGTATGTATTCTTACTTGAACATCTTTATTCGCAGCTGCAATAACTGTAGATGTTGCAAGACACTTATCAGAAGTAACTACAACATCAGCGTGTACAGCATCATCTGCTAATTCTCCAGCTAAAGTAAGTGTGTGTGCAATCTTAGCATTATTAGATGTAATCGCTCCAGCACTTGATGAAACATCAGAAGCGACTGCTGTATTTCCAGCACTTGCATCTAAAATATTAAGTTCTGCTGCAGTTGCACCCAAAGTAGTTGTTCCGTCATTTAATGTACCATAGGTAATTGCACCAGTTGTTGAGATTGCACCAGCACCAACATCAATACTTGTAAATCCAGAAGTAATACTTCCAGAGTTTAAAGCACCTACTGACACTAAACCAGTCGCAGTAGTTATTGAATTTTGTGTTGCAGTAGAAACTGTACCGGCCAAGTTACCAGTTACGTTACCAACAAATGCAGTTGATGTAATACTTGTCGCACCAGTAACCACACCAGCATCAATGATAATAGTTCCATCTAAAACAATTTGTTGACCACTAAGTGGTGTAATTAATAAATCAGTACCAGCAGTTGAACTTATTGTATTAAGATTTATGTTAATATTATCTACTTGTAATGCAGTAAGAGTTCCTACTGAAGTAATATTTGTTTGGGCTGCACCAGTAACAGTTGCGGCTGTACCAGATGCGTTCCCAGTTAATGCACCAACAAATGCAGTTGATGTAATACTTGTTGCACCAGTAACCACACCAGCATCAATAACAATAGCTCCATCAAGAACAATTTGTTGACCACTTAGTGGTGTAATTAATAAGTCAGTACCAGCAGTTGAACTTATCGTATTACCATTTATATTAAGATTATCTACTTGTAATGCTGTTAATGTTCCTACTGAAGTAATAGCAGTCTGAGCAGCACCAGTAACAGTTGCGGCTGTACCAGATGCGTTTCCAGTTACGTTACCAGTTAATGCACCAGCAAATAATGTTGCAGTTAGTAAACCAGTATTACTATTAAATGTTAAATTAGAACCACTCTTTGCACCTAAGTCTCCAGTTGCCGCAGTTGCAAATAATGGGAAACAAGTAGTATCACTTGATTCGTCTGCAACAGTAATCGCAGTACCAACAGATGCTAATGCAACTGCAATATTTGCTGAACCATCAAATGATGTACCACCGATAGTTCTTGCAGTTTCAAGAGCAGTAGCAGTAGATGCGTTTCCAGTAAGAGGCCCGGCAAATGCATCAGAAGTAACTGTTCCATCAAAAAACGCATCTTTAAATTCTAAAATTGATGTACCTAAATCTACACCAGCATCACTTACTGGAGCTAACACACCATCTATTAATTTTATTTGGTCTGTTCCACTCGCTCTAAATATTATGTTGTTGTCTGTTGCAAAATCTATGTCGTTGTCTGCATCTCTACCAATCACTAAACTTGCGTTAGTTAAAGATGTGATTCCAGTTTGAGAAGCATTAATTGCAAAATCTATATTGTCGTTTGTTGTATCATATGTAACTGTAATACCACTTTCAGTATTACTCGATAACATATTTGTTCCTACAGTATCCCTAACGAATGTAGCAAGAGCAACTCCATCAACAGTAATTGCATCAGCTTCTAATGTTCCGTCTACATCTACATCTCCAGAAATATCTAAGTCTGCCATGACAGCAGTTCCAGTTATGTTTGGTGTTGCAATGGTTGGAGTACTAAGAGTTATTACTGAAGCAGTTGCACTAATACCAGTAGATAATGAAGATGCATCTCCAATGAGAGTATAAATCTCTAAAAAGTTATCATTAATTTTATCTGCGGCTGCTCGTAAGGTATCACCACCATCATCATCTGCAACGCTACCTAAACCTAATACTTGGTTTGCCATTATCCTCTCCTAAAGTTATTTGACATATATTTATCCTAAACTACCAGCATCACCGAATGGATTTGTTTCAGAGAAATCTAAAACATTATCATCCAATTCGTCAAATAACTCATTCTGACTTGTTGTGTTTGTACTTTCGTTCTGTCCACCTACTATATAGTCTTCTGAAATTAGATATTCTGGATTACCTGTGTCAGCTGCATTTTCAAGAAGTAGACTTTCTCCAAATGATGCTGGGTCTGTTTTAACTGTTGTTCTATCTATTGTAATATTTGTTGCATCAATTGTATAGTTAGTATTGTCTATAGTTAGTGATTCACCAACAGTAGTTGCTTGTTCTAAAGTAAACTGAAACTCTAAACTATCAGTAGATAGTTCACCTTCTATTGCATCAATGGTTGCAATACCAGTATCAATAGATTCTGAACTGTATTCATATTGTTTACATCTTAATTTATATACTGGGTTATTATCCAGTTGATAAAAAGGTTCGTCATGGTCTACAAAACTTATTTCAAACATCTTTGCGAATATAGGGTGGTAAACTAAATTACCTTCTATTGGTCTATCTGCATCTGTAGAAGTTGTGTCCTGTAATACATAAAAGTTACTATCTCCTTGTACACTCGTAAGTGTAGATGAGTTTCCAGCTTGATCTATACTTGCAGTTTCTAAAAGAATACCACCACCAGTTGTATCCGTTCCAGACTCAATAGTAATTTGACTATCCATTTCTTGAAATCGTTCTTTAGAAACAACAAAGGTAATCTCATTACGATTCTCAAAACC